TGGGTTCCAAGTGCGAATGCAGATTATTTGGGCTAAATCGCATTTCCCGATCGGTCGAGGAAATTATCATGTCCAACATGAGCCTTGTTGGTATGCGGTTCGTAATAAGGCTCATTGGCGCGGCGACCGTTCGCAAACAACTTTGTGGCAGATCGATAAGCCGATGAAATCTGAAACCGGCCATAGCACGCAAAAACCCGTCGAGCTGATGCGCCGGCCGATCCTGAACCACACCTCTGAAGGCCAGGCTATCTACGATCCCTTTATGGGCTCCGGTACAACGGTCATAGCCGCCGAAACGATTGCTAGAGTCTGTTACGGTGTCGAGATTAACCCGCTCTACGTCGATATGGCGATCCGACGCTGGCAGACTTTTACTAAGCAAACCGCCACCCGCCTCGGCGATGGCAAACCTTTTGAAGGCTGATGGGCCGGCCGTATGTCGAAATTGACTTTGATAAGGTTGAGCGGCTTTCCATGGTTGGTTGCTCAGCTGAGGAGATCGCCGCGGAGCTGGGCGTAAGCGAGCGAACGATCTGGCGTCGTTGTGGCGCACTCTTGGCACGCGGTGCAAAAAAATCACATGTAAGACTTCGAAGTGCGTTAATGAAATATGCACTACAAGGCAATCCGGCGTTACTGGTGTTTTTGGCTAAGGTAATGCTCGGCATGCGCGAACCACGCGACGATGCCGTGACGGTTAATGTTAGCCAGCAGGCGATCACCCTTAACCCGGCGCAGGTGAAAGCTAACCTGGCCGAGCTTCAGAAGGTGGTGTTAGCCGAGGCTAAACGGCTTAACTTTGTTAACGGCAATGGCAACGGTGAGCACTAGAAACAAAAAAGCCGCTTTAACAAAGCGGCTTCTTGCTTATGCGTATGTGTTCTAGTTTAAGCGTCAAGCCGCTTTAGAATGGCTATTAGCATTTCGATATTCCAGTTGATAAGCTTGCGGGACTTGCCGCATTGCTTTGGCGTAGTTCCTTCCCAGAAGGAAAGCGCATTTAAAACCCATTTTCTATCGGAAAAATTTGTGTTGTTGTTCATACTCAATATTAACGGACGTTTGCGTTGATACTTTAGTGACTAAACAAGAAATATTGGCAACTTACGGCAAAAGTCTTTACCAGATCCGTTTGGAAGTCGCCATGCAACGGTACGGCTTTGCCAGTGGCAATGTCGCACCAGAAGATTGCCTGGAGGATGCCGACCGGTTTATTGATGCGTTGCAGGCCGAGACCGTTGACGAGTTGCAAGCAAAATTTTGAAGCTTTTTATTAGTGGCGCCCTGGATTTAACGCTGGAGGAGGACAAACAACCAGGTTTCCTCTGGAGCGTCACTTACAACAGGATCACAACTAAAGGAATCACTATGCTAATTCTGCCTAACGATCATAAAGTTACTGCCAGTATCCAGCCGGTTGACGCTAAAGGTAACCCGGCTTCAATCGATGGCCTGGCCGCCTGGAGCTCAAGCAACACCACTATCGTCACCGTAACCAATGTATCGACCGACTCACTCTCTGCCGATGTGGTGCCCGGTACCGCTTTAGGCACCGCGCAGGTTAACGTGACCGCCGATGCCGATTTAGGTAGCGGCACCCAAACCATTAACGGTGTGCTCGATGTGCAGGTCGTGGCCGGCCAGGCGGTCGGGTTCACTATCACTACTTCGCCGGCGGTGCCCCTATGACCGAGAACGAAAAGAGACTACTCTTTGACTGGTTATCCGACGTCCTGGCTACCGTGAAGAGGATGGAAGCGCGCCAGATCAAGACCACGGCAATGGTCGAACAAGTCAAGGAACACGAGGCGCCGCAGACTGGCAGCTTTGCTTCGAGCGACCTGGGCGACGAGCGCAAATGAGTGAATGCGATAAGTGTAAAAAATCTAACCTGGTCCTGTATCGAGTTCACTACAGACGGCGGGCGCACTTATCGATGGCTCTGCACAAGATGCTTCAAAAAGTTGACCACTTTTGATCCTGAAGAACTACGCTGGACACCAAAACAGGAGCCGAGCGCAAATGATTGATTGCCACCTTAATCCCGATTACGAGTATCCGCGCGACGTGGTGCCGATCTGGAGCTTTGCGACGTGCAATTTATTGAATTAACGCCGGAAGAAGAATTAGCTTGGGCCGTTCATTTGTGTCAACCCATTAAGCGTTCACGTGGACAACCTAAGAAAATGGTTGGGCTTACGTATGCTGACAGCAATGGGATTGGCAAGATGGATTGGATGATAGCGCATACAGGCTGGTCGCACGATAAGATCAGCCGCCTCTGTCGCCTTAGGTTGATCAAAGGCGCCTTTAAAAGTCAGCTTGGAGTTAAGGGTGCGATGTGGAACTTTCACAAAGCTAAGGTTTTGGAATGGCTTGACGGTTTAGAGAATGGAAAAGTTAGCAAAGTGTCAGCTTGATCCAGACTTCGCTTATCCCAATGACGTAATCCCAATCTGGTCCTTCGCGGTCCAGTATCTCGGGCTAACGCTGTACCCATGGCAAGCCATCGTTCTTGAGGCGATCGGCCAGGGGTTGCCGACTGCGCTGGCGGCTGCCAACGGCGCCGGTAAGACCAAGTTCATCGTGGCGCCGGCGATCCTGTGGTTACTCTATTATTTCCCGAAGGCTGTTATCCCGGTCACTAGCGGTTCTTGGACCCAGCTTGAGAACCAGCTTTGGCCCAACCTGCTCGAGCACCGGGGCAAGTTTCCGCAATGGAACTGGTTGAGCATGCATGTGGAGACGCCCGAGGGCGGCCGGATTTTTTTGTTCAGTGTCAACGACGAACGGCGGGCTGAAGGTTACCACGGCACGGTTGATGCCCCCTGCTTCTACGTGATCGACGAGGCCAAGAGCGTCGATGACGGTGTGTTCATTGCCAGTGACCGGTGTACGGCGCAGTATCGGCTGATGTGCTCGAGCACCGGCGGTCCCTTTGGCCGGTTCTTTGAATGTTTCCACGGGCTCAATAGCCAATATTTCACGCGTCGGGTGAAAAGCGAAGAATGCCCGCACCTAAAAGAAAAGTATGACCGAGACCTACAGATTTATCCTGTTGATGACCCCACGTTCCGATCCATGCATTTCAGCGAGTTTATGGATGAGGACGGTCCCGCAGCTATTATCAGTCAGGGATCATTGCGGAGTTGCCTGGACACTGATATCAAGCACGAGCCCGGTAGCCGTGTTGCATTCTGTGATTTTGCAGCCGGCGGCGATGAGAATGTGATTGCGGTCGCGGACGGTAACCGGGTTGAGCTTGTCCGGTGCTGGCGCGATACCGATCCGATCCGGGCTTGCAAAGATTTTATTGCCGAGTTCGGGCGGCTCAAGCTTGTGCCGGCTGAGATCTACGGTGACGAAGGCGGCTTGGGGATTGTGATGATCGGGTACCTGGCCGAGATGGGCTGGCGGTTGCGAGCGGTTAATAATGGAGAAGTGGCCCGAGACGAAGAGCACTACTGCAACAAGGGAAGCGAGATCTGGTTCAGTGTAGCCAGGCGTATCATTAAGAAGGAAGTGATTTTGCCCAATGACCAGGTGTTCTTTCGCCAAGCGACCTCGAGACGTCGGGATTATGATGGCAAGATGCGGCTTGCGGCTGAGTCGAAGGACAAGATGGCGGCACGCGGGTTAAAGAGTCCGGACCGCGCGGACGCGGTGTTTGGGGCGTTGTATTGCCGTGGCTGGGGTGCGGTGACGCGGGATACGCTCAAAGGCATCTATTTGCCCAAGGATCGGCTGATGCCGGTCCGGGAAACGGTGAGCTTTGGCGAGGAAGAGGAGGGCGCAAGCGTGCGCTGGTAATGACTAAACCGAAGAACGAACTTGGGGAGCAGAAAATGGCGCTTATCCCGGTGGCTGAGTATAAGGAACTGCTCGAACTATGCCTGCGAGCGGCGAATGCGCTGGAGGGTTGGTGCGGCGATGATGAATGGACCTCAAAGGAGGATATAGCCTTGATCGCCGAACTGCGAAAGGCGGCAGGGTGACAAATCCGGAACCCTGATCCGAGCCCGAGCCCCGGATTTGTTTTAAAGGAAAAACAACCTTTCTCTCTTTTTAGCCTATATCCGCTAACCTCCTTTCAGAGGGTAATTCTACGCGATGTTCGGCAACTTGCGAAAGGGTTCGGTTGGCACTGAGTGCTAAAATGTTCCACGCTGAAAAACAATGAAGCGACGTTACAATCGCAAGAAGGTTCGAACTGAGCAGGAACAAACGGAGTTCGAATCCTTAGCCCGTTTGTGCGGGATTCATATCTGGGCTCTAAAGAACCGGAAAAGAAAAGGCTATCGCCAGCGTCCTCCTGCTGGTTCGTGGTAGCGTCAATCTGACACTAATTCGTTGGTACTGAGTACTTTTTTCTTGTGCAGCGCCATTTTGTCACCTAAGGTCGCAAGTTTCAAAGAGCCATAATTGCTATAACGACTCTTTCGAAGCCAATGGCCAACGAGGATTTTGTCGGTAGCCAGACCGCTGAGCGCGAACCGCCCGAAGCGCCGGCACGGTCTCCGTTGAACGGCCAGAACGGTGACCGGCTCAAACCCTTAAGCGGTATCCAGGTCGATGTTGAGGTCAAAGACCGGCTTTTCCGCGAGCTTAAGCGCCGGCTGTTTCCCGCCGAGGTCATGGGCATTTTGCAGATGGCGCAGACGGGCGACCTGTACTGGCAGGATCAACTCTTCAGTAACATGGTTGATACCTGGCCGCGGTTATCGACTAACCTGGGCAAGGTCAAGGCGGCCGTGCGCGGATTCGAGTACGTGGTTAAACCTTACGCGCGCAAGGGTGAGAAACCGACTCCCGAAGCGATCGATAAAGCCAATTTTGTCGAGGAAGCCCTTTTCGGGATGGAATCGCTGCGGGCGTGGGGTTTCCACGATTTTAAGGAGACCCTGGAAGACCTGGTCGATAGCCTGGTGAGCGGCTGCACGATTCTGGAAGTCTACTGGGAAAACCAGCCAAGTCTTGGAATCGTTCCAAAGTACACCAAGTGGATTCCGGCTCGGTACTATCGGTACCCATACGAGATGCACGCTATTGACCGGTTGATGCTTAACCCGAGCGGGCTGCTTGGGAGCACGCAATTGATCGATTTTCCGCCGTATCAGTTTTTGCAAGGCATTTTCCGCAGTCACGCCAATTTTGCGGTGTTTACCGCACCTATGCGCAGCCTGACCGGCTGGTGGGTCGGGTCGCAGTTCGGCCTTGAATGGCTCATGACTTATGCGCAGATCTGCGGGATACCGCAACGGACGGCTTATTACGAGCCCGGAGACGACAAGGTGTATGCGGAACTGGTCGCTATGATGCGTGCTAGCGCGAGCGCGACCTGGGGCGTGTACCCCAAAGGCACCCTGGTCGAGTTTCAGACCGCGAGTGGCGCCAATGCGGCTAACCCGCAGGAGCGACTGGTCGAGCTAGCTGATAAGATGTGCGACATTGTGATGCTGGGACAGACGCTCACGACTGAAGTGCATCAGAGCGGCTCGAGAGCGCTTGGCACGGTGCACAAGAGCGTCTGGGAAGAAAAGACCGAGGCGGCGGCTTATTATGTGAGCCGGGTGATCAACTCTGATCTTGTACCTGGCATTGTTGCGTTCAATTACGGGAACACGGACGAGTTGCCGAGCCTTGAGCCGGTGGTTGAGAGCAATATCGATTTGGTGCAGATGGCGAACGCGTTCTCGATTCTGTTCGGCGCCGGCCAGAACGGGATGAAGATTCCGGTGACCAAGGAAGAGCTTTATCGGCGCTTAGAGTTTACCCAGCCCGATCCGGACGCGGATTTATACGATCCACTTGGTGGGCAACTAGCAGCACAACCGCCGTCGTCTGAGCCGGAGGAGGATGAGACAGGCAATGAAATGCCGGCCGGTGAGGGCGGCGGCGATCTTTTGCGCGAGGCCGGCGGTAAGATTGAGCCTGAGACGAGCGAGTTTCTGCCGGCCAGTGCTAGCTCTATCGAGGCTAAGCGCGAGGGCGTTCGCGTAAAAAAAAAGCCTGCGATAGACCGGGGACCGGTAGAGGAGGCGCAAGCGTTGGCGACCGAGGGCTATTTCAAGCAGCATGCTGCGCTGATCCGGGGCGTGGATTGGAGGAGCGTAATGGATGAGCGGACCACCGAGGAATGCCGGGACTTGAACGGTAAACGCTGGAGTTACCCGGATTTTGAGCCGGTGGGGCACGGGACCGATTGGCCTGGGTTCCCGCCGATTCGGTGGAACTGCAGATCCAATGTCAAACCGGTCTTACGGCTGAAGGCGGCACCTGGCAAGCCGGTGGTGCGGGTGCGGACAGTGGGGCGGAAGGTGCGCCCGAAGAGAATCAAACCAGTATTTCAATGAACACAATTGAAGCTATTGAGAAGCGCGAGGATGTGTCGCCTGAGGAGGGTAAAGGCAAATACGGCGACGTAGATTTCGCCGACGAGAAGAACAAGAAATATCCGATTGATACAGAAGCCCATATTCGGGCGGCTTGGAATTACATTAATAAACGGGCTAACGCGGCTAAGTATAGCGCAGATGACGCAGATTCGATCAAGCGCAAGATCGTAGCGGCCTGGAAACGCAAGATCGATAAGGACGGGCCGCCGAGCGCGGACGACGGCGACAAGGCCGAGTCAAGCTTGGTAGTGAGTGCCAGTGCGACGACTACCTTTGATGGCGCGGCCCCCGAGAACATCGTCTATATGCCAAAGGGTGAGTGGACGATTACACCGCGTGTCGATGGCCAGCCAAAGGAAGTCGTTGTAACGGTTGACGAGACGACAGCGGCAACGCTCCAGAACGATTTTGAGCGTCGCCTGGCGGCTCCAGTGCGACCGACTGGCGGGTTCGATCATAAGCCTGGCAAGGCGAGTTTTATCCCGAAGGGGTTCCTTTGGGATGAGAGCAAAGGGGTAATCCTCAACGTCGATTGGACTCGTGCCGGCAAGGAAGCAATCGAAGGGCGGGATTACTCCTATTTTAGCCCGACTTTTCTCCTTAACAAGGACCGGGTAGCTGGCCTGACTACCAGAGGCGAGATCGGTTCGCTCACCAACAACCCGGCGTTTGAACAAATTGAACGGATCGCAGCCAGTGCCACCGATCCGGATGATGAACCCGATCCTGACGATTACCTTATGACAAAGTTAAGTGACAAGTTAACGGAATTTAAGCTGATAACGGCTGAACAAGCTTCAGATCCCGAGGCGGTCGTCCAGGCTGTTATGGCGATACATACCGAACTGGCGGGCGCGCGGGCTGCTAACGCCGCGTTGCGTAACGAGAACGGGCTACTTAAAGCTGAGGCCGAACGGATTAAAACCCGAGAAGCCGACCAGGTGATTGAGGCGGCAATTGCCGATGGGCGTATTCCGGGCAAGGACGCGAAGCTGATCAGCTACTGGAAAAACCAACTTATTGCTGACCCGGTAACGGTCAAGGAAGTGCTGGCCAGCTTGCCGGCGAACGCAGCCTTAAAACCGTTGATCGACGTTAAGGTGGGCGACTCCAAAGCCGGGATCAGCCGGCAGATGGGCGACTTGGTTGAACGGCAAAAGCGAGCAGTAAACGAGATCGCAGCTAGCCAGGGGATTACGCATGCCCAGGCGTTTAATAGGGCCAAGGAAGAGCGACCGGATCTATTTCCGGCGGAACTTTAGACTCTAAAAAGAAATAGCAACACTCAAAGAAACACTCCAGAAAATGTCAACAATAGGAACAATAACCAGGCATCCGGCGGTCGTGCAGATCTCGGTGCCCAATAATTCGACGCTTCTGCGCGGGATGGGCGTCTTTATTGACAGTGGAACCAAACTCGCGCGTGTGCCTGGTGCAACGACTGAGAACGTGTACGGCATAGCAACAATGGACGCGGACACCGACATGCTCTACGTGAGCGTAGCGGCGGGTCGCGGCGGGTTTACGGTGCAAATTAAGCCTTCAGGCGCGGTGACCTTTGCGATAGGCGACCCGGTTTATTACAACAGCACGGCTTTAGACGGCAGTTTCACTAACGTGGTCGGAACCGGGCTTGGAGCTACCAAGATCGGCTGGATTGTGGACAAAAGCGTGGACGCTTACGGGTTGGTGGAGATGGCTTTCATAACGGCATAAGGAAAAGGCAAATTTTATGGCAGCAAAAGATCATGTCCAACTTTTAACCTTCAGCCAGGGCGTTGTTGCTGACTGGGAAGCTCAACACCAGATCGGAGCTTTCATGGCGCCGGAAGTCGTCGTCGGCGGCGGGATTTATCATTATCACGATTACCTTAAAGGCAACGCGTTTAACCGGCTTGATATGCGCCGGGCGATTGGCGGGCCGGCCAGGGAACTAGCCATTGGGATGAACGATCTTCAGGCAGTCAATGTTGAATACGCGCTTGAGACCAGCATTGACGACCAGGAACGTGAACTGCACCCGGTTGATATCGGGGTGCTTGAACAGCGCAAGATCAGTGACCTGGTCAATACGGCGATGGTCAATAACCTTTACTTGGTGCTTGACAAGATGCGGACTTTGAGCGCGAGCGCTATCGGCACGGGGGGCGCTTGGAGCAATACCGCCAATGATCCGGTCAACGATATTAACTTGGCTTGCAAGAGCATATCCGATACCTACGGGATTTTGCCTAACCGGATTTATTTCGATTCCGGCGCCTGGCTTAAATACATCAATAATCCGCTCGTCCGCGGTCGGTTCCAGGGAGTCTTGATTCAGGCAGTTACGCCCGAGAACACAAAAGCTCTGTGGAATATTCCATTGGATTGCAAAGTGAACCAGGGCGCACTGTACGAGGGGGTCGTTGCCGCCGATTGCTGCATCTTTTTCGGGCAGGATGGCCCTAGCCAGTTCGATACGACGTTCATGAAAACTTTCACGAACGTCGCGGGGCGCTTTACCAGGGTGCGCAGTTATCGCCATGAACAGACTTCAAGCGATCGGTACAAGCTGAGCTGGTTCCAGAACATAGCTCTGACCGGGCAGAACACCGCGATCCGTTTTGCGGTAACATAAGCACTCGAAGTACCACACAAAAATGAGTGATGAACCCAAACCGACTGTAGCTGGTACGTCTTATGGGGAACTTTCGCCTCTAGGCGGGTGGCGATGGGAGGGGACAGGGTTACCTGGCGACGACTGGGTAAGCGTTGAGCCGTTAGCGGTTAAGCCGGCGGTGCTCAAACATCACGCCTGGACGATGGATAAGGCGTCGATGGCGTTTACGACCGACCTGAGCGCTTATCCGGGCTTAAACTACGCGGCGATTCTGGCTTATCCGACTGCAGAACTGGTCAAGCGATTCGGGTTAACTTGAAAATATGAATGTGCCGGAGATTCTCAGAAGCGCGCCCGAAGATGAAGCGGTTGAGGCACTGCGCAAGATCAACGAATTGCTCTGGTTAATCGCTGCTAATATGGCGAGTGCGCCTGGGCCGCCGCCTGTGGCAGAACGTGAAAGGACTGGGCACTAAATGGCTTGGATTGCCTTATCTGTCTCCGATATCCAGAACAGCTTAACCGAGGACGAGCAGAGCGGCCTGGCGACGCCTAGCGCGCAGGCTGACCTGACAACTATCGTTCAGTCCGTCACCGGACTGGTGCGTGGCAAAGTCAACGCCAATAAGCGTAACCAAGGACACTTGGGGCCACCTGGCACGATTCCGGATGAGTTGTATGCGGCGGCAATCTCGATTGCCCGGTTTAAGTTCCTGACGCATTTGCCGGGAACGCAATTGATTACCCAGGATCGGCGGGCTGATAAGGACGAGGCTTACTTAGAATTGCAGGCTGCGGCCAATGGTGAGTTGGTTATCGTGCGCGGAGACGACGTGAGCGGTCAGACACCAGAGGTCGGGGTCGATTCGGGCTGGAGCGGAACCAATCTCCAGGGCGACGCGCTTCCTGGAGTTCTGGCGCCGGTTTATTGGCAAGGTTGGAGTCCCTAGTTCATGATCGTTGCACTCGTCCAATGGCTGGTTCTGGTTATTGTGGTTTCCTTGCTTTACTGGGTCTTGAGCCAGTTTGCGCCGGCACCAATCATGAAGGTGGTCCTGGTGGTCTGCGTGGTGGTCATTGTTTTAAGTCTGGTCTGGTTGCTTTTGCCTTTGGCGCACTTCGGAGGACTACACTAAGCCATGCGGGTCGTAATTAAAATTGACATGAACCCTGAGTTTGAGCGGCAATTGCTAAGACTCGGTGCGTTGCCCCAGGAAGCGTTGCCGGTGGGTGGTGAGGCGGTCTATGATTTTGTGCGCGATTACCATTCGAAAATGGATTGGAAAGGGGCGAACTGGTTTCCGGGCCCTTACAGCGGTCAGTTTGCCCAGAACGTCGTACAAGGCTGGCAAAAACCTGTCGTTTCCGGTTCAACCGTGTTGGTTCGAAACACGTTCGGGCTGTTGGATTGGAAGATTAAAGGCGGAACGATTACGCCCAAGGCTGCTAACGCTTTGGCTATTCCGCTGATACCTGCAGCGCGTGGTGTTTATGCCAGTGAATATCCGGCCGCCAGAGGTCAGCAACTTTACCGGGAAGGAGCTGCGCTGTTCCAGGTGATGGGAGCCAAGGTTGAGGCGGTCTACGCATTGGCCCGGAGTGTAACCCAATCGCCGTGGCCGGGGGCGATGCCGACTAACGAAGCGATCAAGGATGTTTTTGTCGGCGCAGTTCTTGAGTTGGTCCGACGCGAAACAGCTAAGGCGGCATGATGACGATCTCGACAACCCTGGTTGCGTTGCAGACTTCAGCATTTAACCTGCTAACGGCTGATCAGTTCTTTAACGGCGGAGCGAGTGCGAACGGGAAATCGATTCCGATTATTACCGAAAAAAAGCGAGATATCTTGAGTCAGATTCAGACTGCACTGGGCAGCGTCGGTATTTGCGCTTTACTCCTGACGCCGACATTTCAATTTCATGAGCCGCGCAACAACGAGATTCCAGACCTAGCCGGCTGGGCTTTTTTAACCGTTACGATTTACGAAGATACGCCGGTCAATCAAGGAGCCACCGGCACCGGCGTTTTTGCCATAGCTTTAGCCGAACGCGTCTTGTGCGTGATGCATTGTGCACCGCACGGCGTAGCGACAGGGCCAGTGGGCGGCAACGAAGCGAGCACCTGCTTTCTTGGGATGCCTAAACCGATCGAGATGATTTCTGATGGGCCGCCATTGCAATATAACGTCAGTTTCCAGGCTCACGTACAACTTAACCCGCAATATAGTTAGCCAATGTTTAATCACACCATAATTGACAGCTACACCGATGATGCCGGGGCGGTGTTCAGCACCAGTAACAAGTTTACCGGCCAGACCGAGGCGGCTTATGACGGGACGATTGCCGCCAACGCGACCAATTTCGCGATTGCTCTGGCTTGGCCTGTAACCGGCGCCCAGAGTTTGTGCATTTATAGCGATACCAATCTGACGGTGTTAACCAATTCGACCACGACACCGGGAAACACGATCAATCTCCTTGCCAATGTACCGGTTGAATGGGGCACGGGGATGGGTGCAACCAATCCGATCACGGTGGCGGTGACTCAGTTGTTTGTAACCAACGCTACGGCTAACCCAGCTAAATTCAAGGTTCGCGCTTTGAGCACCTAAAGAGAGGAGAAAATTTATGGCAGCACCAGTTACAACTCCGAATAAATTTCCGGCGGCGTCTCCGTTCACGTTTGGTTCGACGAATGAGACCGGGATAGCGGTTGATACTTACGAGCAAAACGACACGGTCGATAAGTTCGAGCAAAAAGACAACGTCGGTAATGTTATTGAGGTTATCACGCATAATATGCGTTCTGAGATCACCTGCGGCGGTGAAATTATGGCGACCATGGCTTCGATTGTCGGCCAGGTCTGGACTCCGACCAACTTGATCTTGCAACAGTATGGAGGCACCTCGACCGGGATCGCTATCTGCTCGAGCGTGGCTTACTCCAAAGGTCGCGCCAAGAACATGAGTGTCCGGATTACGGCAACGTTCTATAGCCTCGTGACGGCGTGATTCAGTCCAATTACAAAGAGGAAGTTCTAACGACCAGCAACACCAAGCTTGCTGCCGTGTTGTTGGTGTTCGGGGCGAAATTGCGCAGGCACCTGCCGTTGGAATGGGTTGATTTGCACGAAACCAGGGAAGGTTTCCTCAAATATTTACAGAACCCAAATAGCTCAAAACCCAGGCAATGCGTGGTCTGGAACTTTGAAAACACGGTGCCGGCGCGCCAGATCGTGGACGCTTACGAAAAAGACTTGGCTGGGTTAAACAGCGAGCTTGAGGCGGCCATTGAGAGCGGGCAAAAGGACGCAATCAAGGATGCCTGTTCACGTGTTATTGCGCGCGCCTGCCGTGACGCTCTCGATAAGCGGCAGTATCTGATCGATATTTTAAAGAGCGTACCGCAGAGCGCCAAATACGACGAGGTGCATAACGGCGCAAAGGTGCCTTTTGTTAAGATCGGCAAGAATTCAAGCCCGGAGCTGCGGGCGCAAATGCTTAGCAAACTCTAAAATTCATGTATAAATTCATATGTCAGAGGATACCGAAACACTTGATCTCACGACGGACGAGGCATTGCTCTCGTCATTGGCTGTTCATGAGTTAGGCGAACTCAAGCTCGAGCCGTTCAGTCTGCTTCGTCAGACGATTGCCATTGATTTATGTGATCGCACCCCGGGTTTTTTTAACCGGCTGATGACGGTCTGGGTTTGTACCTTAAGCCCGAAGGACGCTTTAAAGGCTCACGCTGATTCTGAAGACGCAAAACTAAAAGCGTTCAGCTGGGCAGAAGGCCGCGGGTACTCGCTCTCGAACGCTAGCGAATTAGACGCAGCTTACGACCGGCTGGAAAAAGAATTCGCTGCCAGTGCTAATGCGCATATCAGGAGCGGCGGGAACGGCGAAGCAGACCCAAACGTTGGAGGGCGGCCCGCGTGATTGAGGTAGCCTGCACAATTGGCCCGGTGTGCGGGATGCCTCTGTTTGACGTCATGTGGTCGCTGCCCGCTGCGGTTGCTTACCAGATTTTTTATTGTGTGCTGGAGACGCGCGGATTCGCGTTCTGGACCGGACCGACTGAAGAGGAACTTTTAGCCCGGATGAAACAGTGGCGGATGTAAATATAACAATTGGCGCCAGGGACGACGGCAGTCTTGGTGCTACGCTGCAGCAACTTAAAAGCCAGGTCGATCCTTACAGGAACGTGGCTTCTGGGGTGATGACGCCACCTCCTCAGGGGCTTGGCGGTCCGCCGCCTGTTCCCGGGCCGTTAACCCAGGCGGCCATGGCGCAGGTGGCAGCTCGCAAAGCGCTTCAGGAACAGAACGAGAAAACCATTGAAACTGAAATCGAGCTTGAGCAAGTCACTGAGCGTGCGTCAGGCAGTTTTGAACGTATGGCCGAACGCATGGCGATGCGATTAGTCTTACTTGAAGCCATGCGACTGGCTTTTGAAGGGATCAAGAACACGATTGAAGCGGCATCACAAAAACAGTTCGATGTGGTGCAGTTTAAGAATGTGGCGACTGCCGTAGGCAACATAAACGCCGAGCTTGCTAAAACGCAACGCATAGCCCAAGCCACGGCGCAAAGCTTTGACGAGGTATCCAAACAGAGGCTCAAGATGTACGAGGCCGGCGTCGGTTTCGAGGCCCAGACGCAAGCCGTGCAGATTGCCGGCGAACTAGGGCGTGTCTGGGGCGAAGACGCCGAGAAATTGAGCGAGATGGAGGCTCATATTTACTCCGGCACAGCTAGCGAAGGGGAACTGTATCACATGGCGACCTTGCTCGGTGGCAAATTCCGTGAACAGGCGGATGCTTATCGTGACATGGTTACGCAGGCGCCGTTGATCGAGCGAGCTATGGAGCGCCAGAAGACGCTCTTAGATCGTGAATTAGAGGATCAACAACGCCTCGGCAACGTTCGCACGAGCTTTTACGAGCAGCACGGCATTGCGGAAGCGGCTTTCAAAGACAAATATCGCCAAGTCGATCCGTCGTACTGGAACAAGGACGAGGCGCTTGCGCATGCTGCCTACGGTGCGCGGGAAGGGTTACAGAAGAAGTTCGCTGAAGGCCAGGCGCAGATGCAGGAAGAGCTTGGGCTAAGTGATGCCTCGATGACTGAATTGATCAACTCAGGCGTGGTCGGGTCAAAGGATCTTTTAGAAGCGAGTCGGCGGACAGAAGAAGAACGTAAGCGCAACACTGACCGCGCATTTCAAGATCAGAAATCGGCGATCGAGTTGGGCAAAGACGAGGCCAAGCTCAATCTGATGCAACTGGAGCGTGACGCGCTTTTTGACCAGGTAAAAGCGCAAAAGACTCTCAACGATTTAACGGAGAAATATAACGCTGAGCAGCAGACGACAGTTGGGCAGGGGCAGAAGCTGGGGAGTGAAATTAAACGGACACAGGAGGACAGCGGTACTTTGGCCCAGAATACGGCTAAAAGTACTGCGAATTTGACGAGTCAATTGGACAAGTACGTTCCTATTGCGGATCGCTTTAAAGGTCTACAGCCGTGGGAACGGCCAAAAGAACCTACAGGCCCTGGGCCAACCGATACAGCGAATTGGCTCGACAAAAGGATGGAACAGCTACGCGCAAAATCAGAATCAGCGCAGCCTGGCACCCAACCGCAAGCTGAAGAGGATAAGCCTGTACCGGTGCTTAATGAGATTCTTACTTTTTTAAAATTGGTCCTTTCGATTCCATGACCGGGATCATTTTCAATTCGGTCAAGGCTTTTGTGGAGCAGGTCGGGCGCCGGCAGGTGTACAGGTACGCCGAACTAGATCAGATGGTCTGTATTTATAACGGTCCTTCGGCCGGAGCGTTAGCGTTTAAGCCGAAGATCAACAGCCCGCATCCGCAATATCCGTTGATGTTTGTAACCGACTCGAACATCACCGCGCAGGCAGCGTTAATAGCCGAAGTCAGCGTGACTTATGCCGGGATTATCCAGACTTCGGGCGCAAAGAGTTATATCACACCTCCGGTCACGACTGAATCTACGGTCCAGGGGTCGCGGGATTTTATTCAGTACGTGATTACTCAGCAGTATCCGGCCGGCATCACTACCTACACTGTTCCCCAGGGTCCGGCCAACGCCCCATATACAGAACAGCAAGTCTACCCTGCCGGATACCAGTATGGCACCCAATCGATTGCTGTGCGCTATATCGGAAACCAGTGTTCGATTCGTTATCAGTCTTATCCGCGTCCAACGAAATTGAATTATTCAAGTTTAGGTTTAGGTCGGGTCAGCTGGGCTGTTGTCTCGACTACTAAAGGGCCGGTATCGGTGATCGGAGCAAATATCAGTTACGATATGTGCGTTGCGGCAATTGCTAAGCTTACGGCTGGCGGGGCCACCGGTGTGCCTCCGCTTTATGCTCGCAATATGGGTTTCGATGTGGAGCAACGCGGGGCTTGGTACAACGTCACCGAGGTTTACGCACCAACATTTTAGAGCTATGCCGTTACAAAAAGTTATTATTGGTTGGCGAGGACTTGAAAGGATCATCAACCAGATAATTGAGACGGTAAATTCCCATGAGCCGATTGAAGGGGCCGGAATCAGAATCACCGAGCACAAAGAGGTTGGCAAAGTGATCGAACTTGCTGCCTTGGCTGACGGTAAGACTCCCACTAGTCCCACTAGTCCCACTAGTCCAGGTGGAGGGGGTACCCAACAGCCCCATCTTTTAGCTGATAGCATAACATGGTACGGAGTTAAGTGGCAGGGCGTTACCGTAGTCGATCCGAAGACCTGCGCTCAATCCACGTTGTCGGTCCTGGTTTATACGGGGGACGATAATGATTCCATTTACATTGCTCCTGTCAAATATCCGTTCTGGGTGGAACCTGTATGACGCTCTCAATCATTTCCTGGTGTCCCGGAACTGTCTGCGATCCCTGCAAACCGCAGCCGCAACCGCCACTATACGTCGATCCGTTATGGCCGGCTCATCCCACGGCTTTCCGAATCTGGATCTATGCGGTGCAAGATCATTATACTAGCGGACATTTAGACGGCGGCGCGCTGTTAGCCGGATACGGAGCACAAATCTATACTTCAAGTGGACTCGTTAGTTCCTTTGATTGGGTCTTCGGGCCAAATCCGGCTCCGGTAGATACGGTAAATGGATACGGCAGTGTGCATTATGATGCGGAAATAGATTTTTTCGATGGGGCGGGTGGACGCTCAATTCCAGGCGCAGGCTATGGAACGTTTGCGGAGGCATTAGCTCTTGGTCCTGCTTATCAACACTATTACGGATTCGTATGAACGCGCTGGTAGAAGCTTCGATTATGGATTGGCGATTAACGACTTGCTCAACCTGCGAGTTTATCGATAAGCGGGATGACCGCCTTTGGCTTTGCAAAAAGTGCGCCTGCAAACTAAGAACTAAGGTCCGTTACACCGATTCCCACTGCCCGATAGGAAAATGGTAAAATGAAAGTTGTAATTGATTTAGATCAACATCAGGCCATTCAGGATTTTGGTGTTGCCGCTCCGGCCGGGCCTTATCAATGGAAGAGCCAGGATACCATTGACTGGATGATTTATTTTGTTCGGGGCGGTATCGTTCAGGATCTGGGTGCCGGCCTGGCGCTCAAGTACGGCTGCATCGTGACCGGAGACGCCACTGATACTATTCTGGCGTATCAAACAGCTTTTACTTACCAGACCGATTCCAACGGTAACATCTATTATCTTGGTCAGGTTGTTTACAATACTTCGCAGATGGCAAGTGCCATCAGCGGCAAATCATCGATCAACTGCACCAGCGAGATCCGGTACCAGACCAGCGACAACGAGATCATTCACTCGCTCAATATTTCCTCGACCGTCTTTGCGACGATCCTGGTCGAGACCGGGGTCACGCCGCCGGGAGTTTCTACCGGCTACCCGGACGCCAGTACAATCGAACTACTGGTGCACAAGAACGTTGCCAGCGGATATGCAGGTCTTAACGCCAGTGCCAAGCTTTCCGGTGCTCAGATCCCGGTCGATACTCAGACGATTGTCATTAACAGCAACAGTCAGCTTGCCAGTGCTGCGATCCTGACCACGACAACCGCCAATTTCACTACTCCAGCAGCCAATGCGATAGTGAGCGTGGCTGTTGTTTCGAGTGCGAATCTCAAGGCCGGATCGTACATTCGGATTCCGATTGCCGGTTATTACATCGTCAGTTCAATCACCGATGCTACTGACGTTGTTTTAACCAATAACGGCGACCCGTTCAATGCCGCAAGCGGCACCACGATTACGAGCGGGGCTGTACTATTGCCGGCACAGGCTGCGGCCGGCGGTGGCAGTGCCGGAGCAAACGCGTACACAACGCTGTCGGGCGGGTTCACGATGCCTGCGGTTGGCGGGACAGTATCGATTAACGTCGCTTCAACCGCCTGGATGGGCGCAGGCGGTTACAACGTCTTTATCTCAGGTGCCGGTTATTTCAGTGTTAATTCGGTTACCGACACCACCCACGCTGTAGTGAGTAACCTGGGCGGCCCGAATAACCAGGCGCCGGCCAGCTCAATTCCGGCTGGCGGCACGGTCACGGGTGGCGGACCATCCGGGCCGCAAGGCGTTGCCGTTGCCGGAGTCAACGCTTATGACGCTGTGGCCCTGGCTTTTATTGTGCCCGCGGTTAACGCTGCGGTGACAGTCACCATCGGCAACACCGCTTGGATGGCGCTTAACCAGACCATTTACATTGCTACCGCCGGTTATTACAGCGTTTCGAATGTCGTTAATGCGACCCAGGTCAGTCTCACAAATCTGGGTTATCCCGGCAACGCGACCGCGGGAGCGAGCATCGCTGTGGGATCAAAAGTTTCTCCAGGCGGTTTGCAGGGAATCGCCGGGACCGGCGGCACCGGGCGCGATTCGTTTACGACCTTAAGCGCCAATTACACGCAACCGATCGTTAACGGCACAGTCTCAATCAATGTGGCGACAACCGCCTGGATGATTGTCGGGCAGGCTATCTATGTATTTGCGGGCGGTTATTACACTGTTCAAAGTGTCACCGACATCAGCCATGCTGTGGCGGCCAATCTGGGGTATACGGGCAACGCAGCTCCGGGTGCGATAGTGACCGGCAGCGGCACACAAGGCGTTGGTCCGGCTGGGTTAGCGGGTCAAGGCGGCAATTCCTTTACCACTATAGGCGCGGCTTACACCCAACCGGCTGTTGGTTCCAATGTCACCGTCACCTTGGCCAGTACCGCTTGGATGGTACAAAACCAGTACGTCTTTATCAACGGCGGCGGCACGTACCAGGTCGTCAATATCAATGACGCTACACACGTCATCCTGCAAAATGTGGCGGCTACTGGGAACGTTACAAGCGGCAGTACTGTTCCTATAGGAAGCGGGGTCTCTCCTTCAGGACCTCCAGGGCCGCAAGGCGCGACGGGCATCCAGGGGCCGTCCGGCGGCATTTCAGAGGCACCCACTGACGGGCAACTATATGGTCGGAAAAGTTCGGCTTGGAGTGTGATTTCGACAGGGGGAGGCGGTTTATTTGATCCAACTACTGGCGAATATATTTACGATGATTTCAATGGTCCTCCAGTTAGCGTAAATAATCTTTGGCAAACATATAACTCTTCAGGTACCCTTTCCTGGATCAACAATTCTACTACCTTTACTAAATGGGCTTCGTTAAAAGTCAGTGGAATTGCTGAAGTTTCTACCGGAACGGGTGCTAGCGGTGGTTCTTCAATAGTTAATTCAGCAGGTGGTTTGTTGGGCGCAGGAACGTTTTATGCTGGTTCTAGACCTTGGGGGCTAGGGGCCTTGACGATGAAAGGACGTGTAATCATCGAAGGTTCACTTCCTGCTACGGGAGTAGGGTATCTATTCAGAATGGGGATGGGATACTTCAACAATAACTTTCTTTACAACATTGCGAATAGTCAGCTTTTCCAGAATTGCATGTTGTTTGAATATTCGCCGGACGTAAACTCAGGCTCATGGGTAGTTAGATGCGGAACTACAGGTGCGGGCATCGTCGCGACAAACTCGTCTGTAGCAGTTAATTTTGACACAGCGTACGATTTAGAGATTGATATTAACGCCGCGTGGACTTCAATCGTATTCGTCATCAATGGGACGACAGTTGCTACCTTCACGTCTAACATTCCTACGGGAACTGGATTAGCTGCAATGGGAATCTATAGAAGCTCAGGATCGGCAAACTATGTAGCAGGAATGGACTATTTCATGTTAAATTACAGCTTTAATAGGTAAAGCACATGCTGAACATCTTTCCTCAAACCCTGTGCAGCGGCGACGTTTATCCGCTGGCGCTGACCTTCACCAAAAACGGGGTTGCCTACAATCTGACCGGTTCAACCTTGGGGATGACCATCAAGACGGTTCCAGAGGATAGTGACGATACCCAAGGCGTTCAGTGGCAGAACGTGATCGGAGACGCCACCGGTAAAGTGACTTTCAATGTCGGGCCGTTGGCAGCCGGCACCTACTGGCTGGATGTGAAGAAATGGGCTACCGGCCAGGGACCAACAACGCGCAGCACCGTTATTGAGCCTTTTGAAATCAAGATCATTCAAAGCGTAACTACCCGTACCGCATGACCATTGACGTAATTATCGACGGCGCAGACGTCCAGGTCGATCTCGAATCGCCGACGATTGAGTTTGATCTGGACACACCACAATTGGTCTTTCCGATTAGCGGTAGCGGGGTTGTGGCAGGCGCAGGGCCGCCAGGACCGATCGGGCCGACTGGGCCAACTGGGCCGCCTGGGGCAACAGGTGCGACAGGTGCTCAAGGCCCTGCGGGCGCACCTGGGGCTCAAGGACCGATTGGGCTGACGGGGCCGCAGGGCGCAACTGGAGCCGCCTCAACCGTGCCCGGTCCCCAAGGACCAGCAGGCGCGACTGGGGCAACTGGCCCGCAAGGACCGACCGGCGCAGCCTCAACTGTGCCTGGGCCAACAGGTCCAGCGGGTGCAACGGGCCCTGCTGGTGCCACCGGAGCACAAGGGCCAAAGGGCGATCCAGGGCCAACCGGCGCTGCCGGGTTAAACGGGGCGCAAGGCCCGGTTGGGCCACAGGGACCGATTGGAGCAACAGGATCGGCTGGAGCTACCGGCCCCCAAGGACCGACCGGTTTGACCGGAGCCACAGGGGCTACGGGTGCTACTGGGCCGGCAGGTCCGCAGGGTGCAGCGTCGACTGTACCCGGGCCGACTGGAGCCACAGGCGCGACGGGGTCGCAAGGTGCTACTGGAGCGACGGGAACAACCGGAGCGACTGGAGCCCAAGGGCCAACTGGAGCTACCGGCCCAATAGGACCGGCTGGAGCGACAGGACCGCAAGGGCCGGCAGGCCAAGGAATTAACTGGCGCGGAGTGTGGGCCAGCACCACTACTTATGCAGTTTACGATTCGGCTTCGTACCAGAACCAAAGCTATATCTGCATCTCACCCGGGCTAACAGGACCGCCATCGACCGACACAGCTCACTGGAGTCTTATGGCTGGGAGTGGCGGCCCAGGTGCGACCGGACCCGCAGGGCCGACTGGGCCGCAAGGCCCCGGAGGCGCAGACTCGACTGTCCCTGGACCTGCTGGCCCGCCTGGTGCAACAGGTGCTACCGGGGCAACCGGAGCCACGGGCGCCCAAGGACCGGCAGGAGCACAAGGACCGGCTGGGGCACAGGGCGCAACCGGGCCGCAGGGTGCGCAGGGTGCAGCCGGTCCTGCCGGCGCCGATTCAACTGTGCCAGGCCCGGCTGGACCGGCTGGACCAACAGGACCGCAGGGTGCACAGGGTCCGACTGGTGCAGCATCAACGGTTCCAGGCCCGACCGGGCCGGCAGGCGCGACTGGACCGGCAGGACCGACTGGAGCGACCGGGTCAGCTGGCGCAGCGGCAACCGTTAATGTTGGCACAACAACAACCGGTATACCTGGCACTAATGCTGTTGTTACTAATACTGGCACTACATCGGCGGCAGTCTTTAATTTTACAATCCCGGCCGGTGTAGCCGGGGCGACCGGAGCGCAAGGTTCAACCGGCCCACAAGGGCCTGCCGGCGCAGATTCGACTGTACCTGGGCCAACAGGTGCTACCGGCCCGCAGGGTCCGACTGGGGCGCAAGGAGCACAAGGGGCTGCTGGCGCAACTGGTCCGCAAGGAGCGACAGGTGCAACTGGTAGCCAAGGGCCGCAGGGGAATCCTGGCGCAACCGGAACAGCCGGGGCAAATTCTTTTACGATTACCAGTGCCAACTTTACGGTGCCGGCCGTCGGTTCGAGCACTACGGTCACGGTTAATGACGCAAGCTGGGCGCAAGTTGGCGAGATGGTCACTGTCGGCAACGCCGGCGGAGGCGGCAATTCTGGGGCCTTGCAGATTACAGCGATTGCTGGGAACACTTTAACTTTGCTGAACCCGCCTGCGGTACCGAGTATTCCGCCCGCCGATTCAACACAAGCCGGACTTTTAAAACAGCTCTCAGGTAATACGACCGATTTTGTAGACGGCACCAACACTTGCCAGAACCTCGCCAATGCGGTTACGCCGACGATCTGGAGTGTCCGGCTCAGAAGCTTTAACGCGATTGGCAACCCGACCTTCGAGGTGAACCAGCGATCCCCGGCCACTTCGATAGCTCTATCAACCGTTGCTGTTTGGCCTTTGGATCGGTGGGCCGTTAGTAAAGGCGCCTCTCCGATGGGCATCGGCACGGTGCAACAGCCTGACACGGCCGCCTTTGTTCCAGGCACCAATTTTCAAATCACCCAGAATCGTTTGGATCTCACGGTGCAAACGCAGCAGGCATCGTTGGGTGCCGGTGATTATCTAGTGATCACTCATAATGTAGAAGGACCAAATTTAAGAGAGTTGTTGGCCGGTGTTCATTCGTTATCGTTATTGGTAAAGTGCACTTCGACTCCGCTGAAGTTCGGCGTCACTTTGGTTAATGGAGCAACGACTTATAGTTTAAGTAAGCTGTGCACTCTTTCAGCAGCGATTAATACTTGGCAATTGATCCCATTACCAAATCTGCCTGTGTGGACTCCATCGGCTGCTTGGAATATAACGCCGGGAAACCTTGGATACTTGCTAAGGATTTCTTTGGCTTGCGGTACGACATATACAACCAGCGCCAATGACAATTGGGTGGCGGGCAATTTCATCGGGGCTGTCGGTCAGGACAATTTTGCTGCGTTACCGGTTAATACCGTGTTCTCAGTCGCCTTCGTCCAGCACGAGCCCGGCCCCGTCTGCTCGACCCTGATCGACTGTCCGTTCGGAGTTAATCTGGATGGGCCAATGGGGTGCCAGAGATATTTTCAGACTACCTACCCGTATGGCACGAAACCTGGGACGGTTACCAATAACGGATGCCTGGGGTTAAATGCGACTGCTTCAGCGGGCATTGCGGGACCAATCAGTTTCCGGCGCACGATGGCTAAAGTGCCAACAATTACCGGTTATTCTCCTGCTACGGGTGCCGCCAATAATGTACGAGATGTTAACTCGGCGGTAGATCGTGCTATCAGCGGGTTATTTACGGCGCCGGGCGATTCCGGTTTTTCAGGGTGGAGTTTAAGCACGCAAAACGCTTCAGCAACCAACTATACATATCACTATGTTTTAGACACCGGCTGGTAAAAGCTTATGGCAACAACTCCAGGCACCGCAGTTCCAGGCACCAGTGTCCCAAGCGGCTCTGCCGTCGGCCCAGGTGGCGCACAAGGCGTGCAAGGCTTACCCGGGCCGATTGTGGTCAGTTCTGACGCCGGCAACATCGCTACGATCGGCAGTGACAACCAAATCCTGGTTCCGCAGGGCCAGATCTGGAGTGTACGCCTCCGTTCCTTCAACGCGATTGGCAACCCGACCTTCGAGGTGGATCAGCGGAATGTTTTTACCGCTATTGCCAATGTTCCAAATGGCATGGTTCAAGATCGATGGGGGATTTCCACAGGCGGTACACTGCGAGCCAGTTGGCAGGCTAACCAAGGCCAAACTATAGTAGTTCCAGGAACATCGTTCCAGATATCTCAAGCTCAAGTTAACATTCAATCGACAACAGCCGAAGCATCCTTGGCTGCTGGAAGTTTATTTGCTTTTTACCAGAACATTGAGGGGCCGGTGTGGCGCGAACTTGCCAATGATGTTACTTCGATTTCGCTTCTGGTTTATTGTTCAATAGCAGGATTTAAGTTCGCTGTTTCGCTGCGCAACGGCGCTCAGACAGTAAGTCTGGTCAAGCTCTGTACGATTCCAAGTGCTAATACATGGACACTGATAACGCTTCCGAATATCCTTAAGCCAACTAGTGGCAGTTTTCCTTTAACGCCTGGAAGCAATGCTTATGTTCTCGGAGTCTGCTTAGGCAGTGGCACCACTTTTACCGCGCCTTCTCTGGACGTATGGAATACCGGAAACTTTGTGGGCGCACCAGGTATGAGCAACCTGTTTGCAACGACTGGCAATACTTTCATAATCGGATTCATCCAGCACGAGCCCGGCCCCGTCTGCTCGACCCTGATCGACTGCCCGTTCGAGCAGAACCTGAGATCCTGTAAACGATACTATGCCAAAGATCAGTCTTATAATGTGAAAGTAGGATCGACTGGCAATATGATGGCTATGTTGCCTGCTGTTCCAGGCTATGCCGTGGCACAAGGTTTCTGGCCGTATGAAGTGGAATTGGCTAAACAGGCAGCTACTATAACCGCCTACAATGGTACAACGCCAAACCAAGGTTATCAAACTGCCACCGGAGCAGTGACTGTTAACAGCCTCAGCCACTCTTCCAAAGGCATTATCGCATTGAATTTAGCGACTGCTCTGCCTGCAGGTAATTATAACGCAGTGGCTTTTGGCTACGCCGCCGACACCAGCTGGTAAAAGCTTATGGCATAATCCCTCTATGAATGACTCTGGCTCTGCAAAGCGAAGTGATCGACGAAGCCTTAAAGGGAGTCGAGCGCGTTGGCTCCTGGCCGATCCAGGCACTGAATATCGGGTTATTCGCGCTGGTGCTTGGGATCTGCTGGCTGTTCATCTCCCAGACCCGTAAAGACATGGCAGCTCTTCAAAAAGCCCATGAAACCGAGCGACGAGAATATATCGACAGTCTTCGAACCATGGTCCAGGACGCTGGAAAAGTCATCGAACGCAACTCGGTCATTTTTGAACGAATCGATCGCCGGCTCGAGCGACTCGAGCAAAAACGCGGTGACCCAAATTGAAACGCCGGCAGCACAAAAACGCAAACGCCGGTTTAGTCCGGAAAGCGCCAATGATCTATTGTTCTGGGGCGCGCATCTATGCATCGTAGCAATCTCGCTTGGTATCATGTGGGTCAAGTTTGACCGGACCAACAGAGCTCTGGAAAAATTGTTAAAAGCCCAAAGTCACGAGCTTGATGTTGTGCGGGCTCAAGCACTTAAAGCCGATGAGGTAGCGCAAACCGCTCAGAATGCCGAACGCCAACGATCTTTGGCTTTTACGGCAGCGCAACGCCAGATCGAGGCATTGGTTGCTCAGACTCAAGGGATCGATGATGATGTTAAATCGGCCTTAGCCACAACCAACGATACCAATCGATTGGTCTTGGAAGCTATCCAGGTTGCCAAAACAGCCGCCATTAAAAGTGAGGTAGCGGCCGAATCCGCAGCCGGGAGCGCCGGCGTAGCAGCGGCGCGAGCGGGAGCCGCCGCGGCAACCAGCGGCCGTACGGCAAGTGTCGTTGCGACCAAAGTGGTGACCTCTGGAGACAAGGCTGAGATTCGTGCTCAGCAACAAGCGCTTGCCAGAAAACAGCAGCAGCTTTCCAAAACGATTCGGCGCGTGAAGAAACAGGGGCCGACATTCTGGGATAAACTTTTGCATTAAAAGCTCCGCAAAAGCCGGAAGAGTACTTCGAAGGAAAAACGCACGGCCAGGATGCGGCCTATTCTAATGCCGCTACGATCGCTTTGGCGACAAAAGCGCTGCGTTTGCCGCTCGGAATTTGATTACGAAGATCGAGAAGGATCTTTGGATCGAGCTTGATTGAGAGAACGACTTGAGTTGAGCCAGTCGGTTTGCGACCAGCTCCCTTGCGTGCCCCGCCGTGTTTTGTGCGTTCTTCAGCCATAAACACTTCACAAAGGGTTCATTTGGCTTTTGGATACCTAAACCCTAGCTTCCAAAGAATCTCTTCGGCTTCCTCTGAAAGTTGGTTTCTGAGCAAAGCTATGAGGTATTTTACTTCAATATCAGTCAGGTTAATTTTCATTGTTTTTGCTTGCATAAAGGCGCGCCTCGTTCACCGCTTGCCCAAATTTGTCAGTTAACGTCAAGTGCATCCCTTTAAAGGTCAGCTCATAGCCCGTATAGCCCCAATATGCTGAACCATTGCGAACGATTACGTAGTCGCCGCAAACCCACATATTGTTACCGTTGGTTCTGCTGTATGATCGAGTGAATTTGATTTTGTCCATATCTAAGTAATACGACATTGCTAGATAAAAGTAAAGGATTATTTCAAGAAACCTTGAATTAATTTTGAGCGCCGAGGCCGGCTTACCGCGTTCGGTCTGGCTCAGACAGTTATTCGACCGGATTCTGTAAAAGCTGATCGGTCAGTTCACTAAAAGTGCACAGGCGCGCAATGCCGGCGCTTTTAACTTCTTTAATCCATGAGTCGGGCGAAAAACTGGGCAAAAATCGTATTGCACCCTAGTTTCTCCTATGGAGACCCACAGGACTTAAAATCCGTTCGAGAGAAATCTCGGTGAGGGTTCGAGTCCCTCCATCGGCACCGGTCGGCAAGTACTGGTTACTAACGGGTTACGAGGGAAGTTGATCGAATAGGTTAACAACCAGTACGAGTTATACGACGTATTGCAATACGGTGGTTCGTATACGTTAATGCCTTTTCACTTGCGTTTGGGCACTTTTTCGCCCACTTTTCCGGGCTAAATCCATGAAATCCAAATCCCCCCAGAAAAAGGTGGGCGATTTTCGCCCAATCCTATCGCCAGCAACCGGCGCTGTTTTAAGCATTGAAGCCTATGCTGGCCGCGTTCACGGTCGCAAATTAAGGCGCAGATTCAAACTTTCTCAGTACGGGAACGTAAAGTGGGCTCAGGCGGCAGCGGAATCTTGGGTCCAAGAGGTCACCGAAGAAAGAGTCGATAACCAAAGAGCATTTCTTAGCCTTAGCCCTGCATCGCGCGAGGAGTGTATTGAATCGATTGAAATGCTGCGGCCCTATCGCCTGAGCCTTTCGGAGGCTGTACGAACTTATGTGTTGCCGCAACTCAAAGAGCAGAAGCTGGCCAATCCCTGGACCTTCCGCCAAGCGTCCAACGCCGTCTTAGAATTCAAGCGATTCAATAAGAAGAGCCCGCATTACCTTCGCGGCCTTAAGGGTTACCTGAGCACGATCTGCCTGAGCCTTGGCGAACGGTTCTGCGACGATATCAAAGTCAAGGATCTGGAAGATTTTCTGGCCGAGCGGGAACGCTTGCCGGACAAGCGCCGGCACGATCGTAAAGCATTGCGTTCAACCACGATTAAGAATTACCGGCGTTACCTAGCGATTGTCTTCGCCTTTGCCATCGACCGTGGTCACGCGAGCGCTAACCCGGCGCTCAAGCTAGGCATCCCAGCCCGCGAGAATGAACCGGTCACTATCTTTAGTGTGGAGCAAGCCACGCGCTTACTGGAGGCGGCCGAGAAGCGTTTTATCCCCGACCTGGTGCTTGGGCTCTTCGCGGGGCTACGACCGATCAGCGAAGTGCTCACGCTTGAGGCCCGCTCGTTCAATTTCGAGAAGCGTTACATCGAGATCAGCGCTAAACGATCCAAGACCCGCCGGCGCCGGTTTGTGCAGATGAGCTAGAACCTCGTGCTTTGGCTTGAACCGTTTAAATCGTTCCTCGACCAGCGGCTCAGTTACCAGGAGCATCGTGGCGCTCGTGACCGAGCTCGCGTAGCCGCCGGCCTCAAATGGCACCAGGACATCCTGCGCCACAGTTTTGCTTCCTACCACCTGGCGTTACATCAGGACGCCGCCAAGACCTCGCTGGAGCTGGGGCACTCAAGCGCCAACCTGCTTTTTGAAGCGTACCGTGAGCTGGTCACTAAAGAAGAAGCTCGTCGGTACTTCTCTATAATTCCTGTTAATTGCAATAGTCGCTGGAGCGATGTACAGGAAATCTATCACGGCAGTGCTCGCGCTT